TAATGTTGCGTGATAGGCGAGATTGTTCGCAAGGTTGCAAACATCTCTCACAGTCCGCAGAGGTTTCTTAAGGTAGAACGGGCGCACAAACGTCCCATGGAGATAATCGCCTCCGCAGCTCTCTCGGAAGAATCCGGTAGAGAAGCTTTTCGTCTGATTAACCTGGAAACCCAGGCACTCTAGACGAACTACCACGTCTTGATAGACGCGGTGAGGTACAATTATGTCATCTCCATAAACTCTCCACCTGCTTCCTTCACAGCCGCGCTCACGTAAAACTGAGCGAACAACAGCGGCGAAGATCAGGGTCTGCAGGGAGAAAGTCAGAGCATTCCCCATCGAGGAAAACTTCTCTAAGGTATGAGAAGTTCCGTCCGGTAACAGGATTGTTTTCGCCCTGTACCGCGTTAGGGTGCGGACCCAGCTAGGAGGCAACAGCGCATAAACAACGCTGTATGCAATGCGATCAGAGGCACTAGACAAATCGATGGTGCACGGGGAGTTGGGCTGTTCGCCCATTATACTGCCCTCGAACGCCAATTGCTTGTTCGGTGTCTGATGACGAAGGTCGAGGCCCCACTCCCTTTTGAGGAGTTGGCGCAGGAAACCGTCGTACCCCTGCTGTATAAAGGTAGCAACTGATGGTCCTATCTCTATCGTGCGTTCTTCGAACGTCGATTTGGGGACAGTGTCATACTTTGCTGCAGAATGCCACTCTACCTGAAGCTCACCTTCAAAGCTGGTTGTTATCAGCGATGTGACGAGGCTGGGCGCAACCAAAAAGTTGCGAAAACCCGTGTGGCGAAGGAGAAACATAACCTCCTCCTCCATGCCCTCGTAACAGCTGGAATTGACCAACTTGAAGATGCTCGCACCCTCGTCACGAGAGTGCGATAAGGTTGCTCCAGGCCCAAACTTCATGAAACAAGAGACTTGATCTAAGTCAGGAGGAAACTCACCCAGTAAAGGGAGAATCTCGGCCTTAACAAGGTCAATTACCCTTTGGAGTTCATCATGCTGATGAGTAAGAGGATGGGTATGGATCTCCCATATTTTCCTATTCATTTCCTTGCACGATGCCTCGGCATCTAACCATTTTGCAAGCGCTGGTTCCTTTGCGGCGTTCCTTAGAAGCGGTAATTCTAGCTTCTTCAGGAAACAAGCGCATTGGTGGTACCGATAATAAAGCTCGGTATCGCAGTCACGAACTAATGATGCAGACGCGTCATAAGCTTGGCAAAACCGCGGGAGGTCCTCGAGGCTGGTTAGCCCCGGGGCCCATGGTCCCACGATAGAGCGGACTAAGGCGTTAAGCAACTGGACGTAAACGTCGGTCGTTGCTTTGATCTTTTCGATCGGGTGCTTGCCAACCTGGGAACGATTCTTGTTCCCGCGGGCTGCACTGCGATTTAACTTCATGATGGATTTTCTCCATAGAGAGGTATAACAGGGCGGCAGAGCCGGCAATAGGCACCACCAGGAGCATGGCGTGAAGGACCACGCCAAGGAACCCAACTGACACAGTCCGAACGGCGTTAGAGAGACAGGGAGGCGAAAAAGCCATCTAGCTCTCCATCCGCAATAAGCTGACCGAAAATCTTCCGTTGAAGATTGAAGTCGGTAGCATCGGTGTCAGCACGCCGAGAGATCGAGGCCTCAAAGAGTATCGGGGCACGAACACCATCGGCATAAGTAATCATCTTAGACGTCTTGAGGTTGTTCCTCGCAACACCAGGGAATGACTTCTGGGCTTTGGGATAAACCCTACGCAGGAGCAGCGTGTCGGGATTAACCAACGTGCTGCTGCCTTTGACGAAGCGTACAACATCCGGTTGTACGGAATCGGGCGTAAAGATATAGTTAACAGCATCCACCGTGACGGTGATAGCTGTGGCCATGGAAATACTCCATATTGGTGAGGGTGAGACAAGCGTGTTGTTAACGACGCTTGTACAAATTGCGCACTACTGCGGCGAGATCAAGGACCTTGGCGAAGCCAAGGTTAATACGCGTGCCTAGGATGGGAGAGAAATCCACCCGAGGGATGCGCGATCGAGCCTCAAAGGTTTCGATGATCACCGTAGGAACGAACTTGGATAGTTTACCACGTTCGAATTCGAAGATGTATTCATCGAGCGCAACGCTTTCCGTGTAAGTCGCAGTGCCGGAAACGACCCTTGTCGTCCAGCCTACACGTTCATCGAGGAGGAAGTAAGCCTGTAGGGATTGCAACATATCACCTACATTAAGGAAATAGTCCACCGCCCAACTAAGGGTGACGAGCTCCCAAGCGGTACCGAGGGGATCTAAAGCACCGAAGTGCTGAAAATTCCCATAGTCAATCGCCATGTCGCCCGTCTGGCCAAGTCGATAAAAGACCTGGCCCATATAGGACCACTGCCCCGTGGCAAGAACACGCCCGGATCCGAAAAACGACCCAGACTTTACTTCCAAGGAACCATTCGCGACCTTCTCGTTGACAGGTCGCGTAGACCTAACAGTCTGGCGAAC